TATAGAAGACGAAATACTTAATTTCGGTGTGCCTGGTGGGCGTGCGGCGATTAACTTTATGCGTTCTTTACGAGATATGTTATCTGGTGAATCACGTTCATCTGTAAACATGACTGTCAAATGGGACGGTGCTCCTGCAATCTTTGCTGGTATTGACCCAGAAGATGGTAAGTTCTTTGTTGCGAAGAAGTCAGTATTTAACGCAACTCCTAAGTTATATAAGACTGCAAAAGAGATAGACGATGATGGACTATCTGGTTCACTGAACAGTAAGTTCAAAACAGCACTTGCAGAGTTCTCATCTTTGGGTATCACAGGTGTACTTCAAGGCGACTTGATGTTTACATCAGAAGATAAATCTACAGAGATGATTGATGGCAAGTCATTCATTACATTCCAACCAAATACAATTGTATATGCAGTAGACCCAACTTCAGATATTGGTAAACAAATCAATACTGCAAAGATTGGTATTGTCTGGCATACAACTTATTCAGGTTCAGCACTTCAGGATATGAAAGCATCTTTTGGTGCAAGTATAAGTAAGTTAACAAAATCAAGAAACGTGTGGATGGATGATGCAACTTATAAAGATGTATCTGGTAAGGCGACAATGACTGCAAGTGAGACTGCAACTGTTACTAAATCTCTATCATCTGCTGGTTCTACATTTCAAAAAATTAATTCTGCTAATCTAACAAAGTTTCTTAACCTACAGAATAGTATGACTGGAGCGCTTGCTGGTGCATCACTGAAGACTTACAATAATAGTAAAGTTCGTCAGGGACAGAAGATTAGTAATCCTAGTCAACACGCAAGGGGATATGAAAAGTGGGTTGAAATGTCAATCCAAAAACAGATTGATAAGGCCAAGAGTGTTAAGGGTAAAGAGAAATATACAAATATACAAACCGAGTATGTTCGTGAAGTAAAGAAACATACAAAGAATTTAGAAAATATCATTGCATTCCAAGGACACCTTGTGGATGCTAAAATGGGTATCGTAAGCAAACTAAATAGTGTTAAGGGATTAACGAGTACGTTTATTAAAACTGCAAATGGTTTCAAAGTAACTAACCCAGAGGGTTACGTTGCAATTGATAGAGTATCAGGAGATGCAGTAAAACTCGTAGACAGAATGGAATTTAGTTTCAACAACTTTACTGCAATAAAGGCATGGGATAAATGAGGAAGTTTTCAGAAATAGTAGAAGCAAGGGGTGACACTGCCGTATTTACATTTGGTAGATTCAACCCACCAACTACAGGACACGAGAAATTATTAGATGCAGTCGCTGGTCAGGCAAAGAAGAATGTCGGCGCACCATACTATGTATTCGCATCTCACTCTGAAAATGCAAAGAAAGACCCACTTCCATATGCAAAGAAAGTTGCATATATGAAGAAGATGTTCCCAAAACATTCTAGAACTATTGTTGTTGATAAAGCAAGAAATGTGTTTGAGATTGCAGTATCACTGCACAATAAAGGACACAAATCAATCGTAATGGTTGTTGGTTCAGATAGAGTTACTGAATTCAATGGTCTACTGAACAAGTATAACGGTGTAGAAGCAAGACATGGTTACTATGGTTTTGACAACATTGAAGTAATCTCTGCTGGTGAACGTGACCCAGACGCAGAAGGTGTGACAGGAATGTCTGCATCTAAAATGCGTGCTGCTGCATCATCAAATGATTTCGATACTTTCAAACTTGGAGTTCCAAGTACATTCAAACAGGGAATGTCATTGTTCAAAGATGTTCGCAAGTATATGGGTATTCGTGAATCATTTGTTCCAAGAACAAACGTGATGACAGACGAAGATGTCATTCGTGATTTATATGTAGAGAATAAGTTATATTCTATCGGCGATATAGTTGAGGACAACTACACTGGAGTATCTGGTGAAGTTATTCGTAGAGGAACTAATTACCTCGTATTCGCAGAACAAGACGGTACTACACACAAGAAGTGGTTGTACGAAGTCAAACAAGATAAAGATATTAAGGACAGAGAAGGTACAGAACCAGCAAAGTATTATGCAAAAGATGCTGATGGTGATGAGATGTCTAAGTCCACTAAACAGAAACGTGCGGCACACTTTGCAAAAGGTAAAGACGGGCCTGCTCCTGGCGATGGTCATGCTGAAACTAAACCATCTAAGAGTACAAAGAAATTCAAACAGATGTATGGTGAGAACGAAGGCCCATGTTGGGATACTCACAAACAAGTTGGTATGAAAAAGAAGAATGGAAAAGAAGTTCCTAACTGTGTTCCAAAGAATGAAAAGTTAAAACAATCTAAGACATATCCAAATCTTAAATATGCAACTGGTAAGTCTGCTCAATTGGCAAAGGATAGAGCAGATAGTATAGAAAAACGCAAAAAACTATTAAAAAAAGAAGACTTTCAATTAAACGAAAAGATTGAAGGACTGATTACAAAAGCAGAGAAGTCTGGTATACCTTATGGTATTTTGAAAAAAGTATATGATAGAGGTATGGCAGCATGGAAGACAGGACATCGCCCTGGCACAACTCCACAACAATGGGCATTCGCAAGAGTGAACTCATTCCTTACTGGTGGTAAGACAAGAACAACTGCTGATGCAGACTTGTGGAAACAGGCGAAGGGTAAAAAAGAAGAACAAGACCCTAGAGAAATTGGAACAGATGCAAGTAGAGAAAGTAGGCAAAAGATGACACCAGGCCAAAAGGTATTCTCATTCAAAGAACATCTTGACTGTGGTACACCTAGTTGTTGTAACGAATGTGAAACTTCTAGTTTAATCGAATCCAATCAATATCGTGTGGGTTCTGAAGCATACTATAAATTCTTTCAAGAAAAAAGAAAACTATATGAAAGTGGTAAACTAAACCCAGTAGGTTTTGATAAAGAACTACTGGATGGTAACATTGGCGAATATGCCATGTACAATGGTAACCCAGTTCCACTAGATTGTCCTATGGAGTCTTTTGACGAAGACAAGGATGTAGAACTAAATAAACCTAAAGTCGGTGGGCCTAAGAAGTACTATGTGTATGTTAAAGACCCATCAACAGGTAATGTGAAGAAAGTTTCTTGGGGTGATACAACTGGACTGAAAGTCAAGTTGAATGACAAGGAAGCAAGAAAGAGTTTTGCTGCCCGACACGATTGTGAAAATCAAAAAGACAGAACCAAGGCAGGATACTGGGCGTGTAACTTACCACGTTATGCAAAACAATTAGGTTTATCAGGTGGAGGTAATTTCTTTTGGTAAATCCTTACAAGGACGAACTAGAGGGAGATTATAAGATTAGAACCTTTTCAGAGGATATATCTGAAAATGAACTAATCTGGCATCGTGATAGAAACGATAGAGAAATTACGGTTGTTGAAGGTGCTGGTTGGCAACTTCAGATGGACAACAAACTACCAGAGGATTTGCAAAAGGGCAAACTCTATAACATTAACAAGATGGAATTCCATCGACTAATTAAGGGTGAAGGTACTCTTAAAATTAAAATTTGGGAAAAGTAAAATGACAAGATATTCAAAAACTATGTCCGAAGCCCTTGAGGAAGTCAGAGAAGCATCTGCTCGGGCAGACGCAAAAAGGGCAATGTCCAAGGATAAGGATATGAAACAAAATCCATTTTCTAAGGATGATGATGCTTCAGATGATGATGTAAAGTCTGCATCTAAGAATATCATTATGCAATTGAGAAAGTCTGTCACCATGAACGGTAGACATGACGTTGAGTTTGCATCTGGTAAAAAGAAAGTTGACAAAAGAATGGCACAGGCTGCCATGGACAAGTTTATGAGAATTAAAAGGTCAGATGATAAACTTAAATTTCAACAGAAACTTGCAAAGTCATACAAAGATTTCCTACTTGCACTGAAAGAACAGTACGAGATGGTAGAAGTAAAAGAAGATTATGTATGTGAAGACTGTGGTTGTCCACAAGGTAACGCAGACCCAAACTGTAGTTGTCCAAATGACTCCACTGACTTACAAGCATCTTATTGGGTGAAGAAAGAATCAGTCGATGAAGAATTTGAACTTGATGAAAAAGCAAAGTATACTGGAAAACTTATGAAAAATAAGTCTATTGTAGATTATGTGAAAAAACAACAAGAAAAAAATAGAAAAGACGTTGCAAAGTTTGGAAATAAAAAAGTTGGTGCATATGGTAATGAACCAAGATTTGATAGTGGGTCTGATTGGTTGGACATGACAGCAGATGAGGTAAAGCTAAGTAGTATGAGTCTTAATAAAAGGAAAGCATTTGATCCTGAAGCTGAGTATGAAGCGATAGCAAGAAAACTTGGTCTTGATAAGTTTGAACCTAAACTAGAAGAAGTCGAACTTCCTCTGTATGTTGAACTTGAAGAGGGTATGAAAATGAATGACCCTAAGTTGCTCAAGATGTTCGACAAACTGAAGAAGGGTTCTAAGATTAAACTCAAGACCAGTTCAACAATCAGTCAAGGTAAAGACTATGTAGAATATATTGTCAAGTCAAAGAACACAGTAAATAAAGGTAGAGTGGAAAAGATTACACTTGCTACTGTGGGTAATGAGAAGGCAGTCAAGAAGTTCCTATACAAAAGAGATGGAACTGTAGGATTTGCTATTGGTGATATGGGTGCATCTATTGATGACATCAAAGAAGGTACATGGGCTGTTCCAAGTTCATCAAAGGCAAAGGCAGAGTTAAAGAAACTTATGTCTAAACCAATTAAACTTGGTAAGGAAGGTGATGATGCCTCTGATACAATGTATTCACTTATTGGTGATGATGAGTTATTTGATGACTTGTATGTTGCTGGTAAAAAGAACCCAAATGGTGATGCAAGACCTATTATCAAGAAAGCAATGAAACGACTTGGTATCAAAGAAGACTTTACTCCACACATGATGTATGACCCTAAGACTGGAAAAGGTTATAAGGCAGACAAAGAAGCAGACCATCTTAGAATGAAAGACATGGGTTACACTCACGAAAAACCAGATGTAAAAGAAGCAAAGTTTAGTGATGATATGATTAATAAACTTAAAAAAGCATATGAACCTATGAAGGGTAAAAAGATTAACCCAACACCTTTGATGAAAATATTTGATAAGATTGATTCAAATAAGGATGGTTTAGAACAGTTATATAAAGCAGATATACCTTTTGTTAGTATGATGGCAATGTCCAGACTTATGTTGAAACATAATTATAAGGCAGACCAGATAAACAAACTTGGTAAAATCAGCAGAGAAGATTTCGTAATGGATGAAGCTGTGATATCGCCTCAATATAAAGAAGGTATGAAGGCAGCAAAAGACAAGAAACCATATGATTCAAATCCATATAAATCTGGTAAGAAGAAATTGGATTGGGCTAAGGGACACAACGAATTTCGTGCAAAGAAATTAAATGCACAAAATGAAGAAGTTGAACTTGATGAGAAGTATGACTTGTATCATAAGTCTTTTTCTGATGCAATGTCACACGCATATGACTACGCAAAGAAGAAGTTGGGAATTACTGTAGACCCAAAAGAGATTGATAATAAAGTTGCAACGGGCCCAAAGAAACCATCTGATGGTAAAACTAATACTTACAGACTAAAGGGTAAAGGTGGAAACCTACAAATACAAGTTTACAATAAGGGTGGTTCAAAACCATTTGAGTTGAATATGTATAAAGAAGAAGTTGAACTTGATGAAGGTGTCCCTTATAAGTTTGCCGCAGTAGACAAAAAAGGATTGGTTATTGGATTTGCATCTAACGAAAGAGATGCAAAAGATATGGCGAAAAGAAACAAGGGTAGAGTTGTTACTCTAACAAAACCTCTTCCAGATAACAAGAAGAGTGACATGATGATTAACCGACCATTTCCAGATAAGATGGATAAGTTCCCAACCAATACGAGTGCAACTCAAGGTAAACGTATGGGTGAAGAAGATGAAAAGAAACCAGACAACAGACCAGATTCTGCTAAAGAGGTAGAACAGGGGCGTGATGATAAGAAGAAAACTCGTATCGCTCAACTACAATTACAGATTGCAAAAGCAACTGAAACTATTAACAAACTAAACACACAGGAGAAACAATAATGTCCAAGTATCTTGAAACTAAAAAGGGTAGTATTGAGAGTGCTGTGCTTGAGGCAATGTCTCCTGCTCAACAAGCTGCAATCGCTATCTCAAAGAAAGAAAAAGAAAAAGAGGAAGAGAAGTTAACTGACGAAGAACTTTCTGCAAAACAAAAGAAAATTGACCTTAATAAAAACGGTAAAGTCGATGGTGATGACCTCAAGAAATTGAGAGCAAAAGCAGACAAGAAAGAAGAAACCGTTGTTGAGAAGGTTGAATATGTTGAGTACAAATTCAAAAACAAAAATGATGCAATGAAAGCAAAGAAAATGCTTGACGCAATTCAGTTGATGGGTTTTGATATCAATGATGACAACATCTCTAATGGTGAACTTACAGTTGATGCTGGTAAGAAAGACATGACCAAGTATCACAAAGATGTTATGAAACAGTTCAAACCAAAAGTGATGACACAGGAAAAAACTGAAGATGATAACCTAGACGAAGGTTTCTCACCTAAACAAATCAAGATGGCAATCGGTGTTGCATCAGATAAAAGATATGCTGGTGGTAACATGACTGGCGCAGTAGCGGCAATCGATAAAATCAAAAAAGGTTTGTCTGACCATCCACAAGTTGCTGCAGTTCTAAAGAGACAGAACGAATCACTTGCTGAAAAGGCTGCAAGACACATTACTGATATGTGGAAAGAGTCTGCTTCTGCAAAGGATAAGAAAGAAAACAAGAAGGTTAAGGAAGAAGAAGAGGATGACCAACAAACTATGACAGGGAAACCTGCTGCAAAGATTGAAGTTAATCCAAAGTCAAAATCAGAAAAGTAGTAAAGTAATGAAAACACTTGTCGAATTGACAAAAATTTATGAGGGTGAAGTACCTGACATATATTGTGACATGGACATGGTTCTGTGTGACTTTATTGGTGCGTATGAAACCCTCACAGGAAACACGTTTGAGAAGACCCCAAAGGCAGACCGTTGGAATGCAATTACAGGTAAGAAAGACTTCTGGCATACATTACCTTGGATGACTGGTGCTCAAAGAATGTGGAAATTGATAAATAAATATAATGCGAATATATTATCTGCATATTCCAATAAGGATGCAAATAGTCGCCCAGGCAAAAAAGTCTGGTTGTCTAAAAATGCAAAACCTACTGGAACTATATACTTGGTACAACGTGCAGATAAACAGAAGTATGCTAAGTTAGGTGGTAAACCAAACATTCTTATTGATGATTATATCAAAAATATTAATGAATGGGAGGCTGCCGGTGGTATTGGAATTCATCATACATCACCAACAAACACCATTTCTCAGTTGAAGAGATATGGAATTAGATAAATAGAAGAGAAATCTTTAATTAAGGAGAAAGACTATGGCCCTATGGGGAACAACAGATGCAGATGAAGCAAAACCAAAGTGGCTCACTGCTGACCAAAAGACTAACGTGTTTGCAACCGATAAAGGTTGGACACAATTAAATGGCAAAGGACTTGAAGAAGTTATTTGTGCAATCGGTGGATTGTCAGGTGCATTAAATGCTGCTGATATTACATCAGTAAAATTTGTACAGACATCTTTTGCTGCTGGTTCAAGAACAATTTCTGTTGATGTAACATTCAACGAAAAAGTTGTTGTAACTGGTACACCAAGACTTGTAGTAGATAATGCTAACAACTCAAGTGCTGGTAACGGAGATTACACACTAGACTACGCAAGTGGTACAGGAACTAACAAGTTGAGATTCACTAAGGCTTCTCAGACTGTTTCTGCAACAGACGTACTTGCAATCGGTGGTGGTTCACCATCTGCTTCAGCAGTAACACTTAACGGTGGTACTATTATCGCTGCAGAAGGTGATAAACTTGGTACAATCACAATCGCTACTGCGACTGCTGGTTCTACAACATTCCCAACTGCTTCAGTTGACACGAATGTAGATTCACTAACTGCTGGTACAGTAAACACACTTGTTGCTAAAGTACATTCTGCAACAGTTGTCGCTGGTGGTTCTAACTATTCAGTGGGTAACGAGATTACTATTGCAAACGGTTTCGGTACAGGAACTAACGCAGTACTAGTAGTTGCAACAGTCAACTCTGGTGCAGTATTAACTGCAACAGTAAAACCTGCTGCTCCTGGCGTATACTCTGCAATCGCTGGTGGTGTTGCCGCAATCGCACAACAATCAGTAAATACTGGTAGTGGTTCTGGTGCAACATTTGACTTGACACTTGCTGTCGCTTCACTTGCAGTGAACTCTGCTGGTTCTGGTTACTCTGCCGCTCCAGATATTCTACTTGCTGGTACAGGACTTGCTCAACAAGCAACTGCATCTCTAGTAGGTACTGCTGCTGCACTTGCAACAACTGGTGCTGCTCAAGAGACTAAAACTGTAGTCGCATAAGTAGTAGTATAGATTAACGGAGTATATTATGCCAAAGAATGAAAAGACACTAAGTGTTAGTGATATTGAAGAAAAGAAACTAGAACTTGAATCTGACCTTGAGAAAATACAGGGTCAGATTCAAAACCTAGACAAAATGAGAGTGCAGTTAACCACACAGGGTAATGCCATTAATGGTGCAATCCAACAGTGTGTTTTATTTCTCACTCAACTTGAGGCGAGTCCCGCCAGTAGCATACCCTCGCAAGACGATAGTGCAGTTCAAACTGCATTGAGTTGAGGGTTTTAACCATTAGGAGAAAATAAAATGGCCGATAAGAAAATTACCGCCCTATCAGATTTGGGTGCTGCAATTGCATCAGAAGATTTACTTCATGTAATTGATGACCCATCAGGTAACCCTGTAAATAAAAGAATTTCAGTATCGAACTTCTTTAACAATATTCCAACCTTTATTGCATTGGATGGTACAGCACACTTGTGTGATACAACAACAGAGGCGATTGATGTCGCTACTTCTATCACTCATATTAATACAACTGCTGGTGCTCATGCTGGAACAATGGGGAATGGAGTTAACGGACAAATCAAAATCATCACAATGATTGTTGACGGTGGAAACTCTGTCATCACACCAACACACAACGGTTCGTCAAATATGTTGGGTGGAAGTACTATCACTTTCCAAGATGTAGGTGATACAGTAACTTGTCTATTTACAAACAACAATTGGGTAGTTATCTCAAATGTTGGTTGTGCAATCGCATAAGGGAGAAAATTATGACAGTACGAATGGGTGCAAATGGTATGCCAATGCCAGAAAAAGAAACAGAGACACTTCAGGAAATTCTAGAAGTGAATCCTAACGCAAAGAAAAAAAAGAAGGAAGAGTCCTCTAAGTATGAGTGGTCTTCACAAGAACTTACAAAGGATGAGGTTGATGAAAAACTTTAATAAATTCATTACCGAAAAAACGTCAGATGAAGATTTGGCGGCAGACGGTGCAGACTTCACTAATGACGTATCTAATCCAAAGATGGTTGAACGTATCAACGGTTTCTTGGGTGCAATGTCAAAGATGGAACATCTAGTTCCAGAACATGGATTGACTAAGATGCAAGAAAAGTTGGGTAGACTTTCACTATCATTTGATATGCCAGACCTATCAGAAGATGGTGGAAAATATTCAATGCCATTAACACAGTTTGGTGGAAGAACTGGTGAAGACGAAAGTGGCGCAATGGTGAATGACGATGGAATCTCCCACAAAGTTGAGGGTGGATTGTCTTTAGAGATTATGCACGAAAAGACAGCAAACGGAACTCACTTTATAATTGCCAAAATCGTTTAATAAACGGTAGAGGTATATATGTTTGAAAAATTAACTAATGATAATATCACTATGTTTGCTATAAAACATTATGATAATCCACAATGTGAAGGTGAAAGTGAATTCCACGATGATATGAAACGCTTCAAGTATATAAAGCGTTTGTTGAGAAAGTATCAGGATTCAGGTGAACTGAAAGAAAGATTGATACTTAATCATTTGATTGTCGTATTCAATGTCTTTGGTGCAGAAGCAGGTTCTACCCTACTCTTGTTCAAATTAGAACCAGAGTTCTGGAGTATCTTAAAAACATTTATGGTGTTTTTGAATATGTTACCAGACGGTGAACTTGAAGAAATCGATGAACTTGAAGAAATTAAAAGGGTGTTAGAGAAAGTATAATGGGAAGAGCAATTGATTTATTTGTAACGTATCGTTTTATCAGACTGTTGACTACAGCGTTTGAGAAAAGTGATGCCTTCAAGATGGGTATCATTGATAAGGACGGTAATCGTACAGATAAGAAATTAGAAACCTCTGCTGAGAAGAATGCATACACTGTTCTTCATAAGTTAGTTTTCAACATCAAAAAGATTTTCGGTAAGGTGCCAGGATTAAGAACTAAGATTGGTACATACGCTGCTGCAATATTTCTGTTGAAGGATACATTCAAAGAACACGTTGAAGACCCACAGGTATTTGAAAAAGAGTTTATGAAGTTTATTAAAGAGAACAACATAGAACTTGACGATACTATTGTAGAGGAAGTAACACTTGATAACGGCAAACTTGGTAAAGGTATTTACAAGTTGACACAAGATGTTATCGCAACAGAAGATGATGACGATGAGATTACTGCACTAGAAGGTGATGAAGTAGAAGTATTTGAAGATACTCCTGCCGCAGACACTATCTTAGGAGTAGATGTATTTCCAGTTATCCACAAAAAAACAAAACAAAAAATCTTTGTCAGTAGCGAAGATATTAAAGAATTAGATATAGGAGACTTGTAATGTCGTTCAAATTTGATGACGTAATGAAGAAATTTTATGATGACCCAGCATTGGGAATTAAGAAAGAAGATGCTCCTGTTAATAATGCTTCCAGTGGTGCAGTCTCTATGCCACCTGATGCACAGATGAAGAAAAAGAAAAAGGCCTATGATGGTAGAACCAAAGAAGGTAAGACATTCTTCAATCGCATGGCAGAACGTAAAGCAAAGAGAGAAGCAATGAAATCTAAACTCGCACAAAAGGTTCAAGAGAACACACTGAACAGAGAACAAGAATACTTGATGGTTGAAGACAACATAGATATGTTAAAGAACATTGTCAAAAACAAGTCTGCAAAGAACATCAAATTCAAAGATGGTAATATGAAAGTAGATATGTTTACTGCATCTGCCATCACACAGGTATTCGACAAAGTAAACTCTTCTAATCAACAGAAGATGGCAAAACTTATCAACGGTAAGAAGGCAGAGTTTATGAAGATTGCCGACTTTGCTCTATCTAAAGTGAAGTAATGAAATCCTTCAAACAACATATCAATGAATATTCTTATACCAGAGGTTTGGGTACATATGACCCTATGGTAGATTTGAATGCTGCTGCAGGAGATAATCCTATCTCTAAGTCAGACTTGGATGGTGTTGAGAAGTATGCAGACAGACTATATAAATCTAGTGGGATAGATGTTGAGTTTACTCGACACTTCCTAGACAGGGTGAACGATGCGAGAAACAAGAAACAGATTACTGTGGCAGAACTTATTCGATTGTTTAAGCAATCTTTTAAGAAGTATGGTAAGAAGATTGCACAACTTGGGCCAGACGCTGAAGCAGTCCTAAATGATATGCAGACGGACATTAATATGCCGTTTGCTCTAAAGTGGGATGGTAAGGAGTTGGACTTAATTGCAAAGACTGTAATGAGAAAACCAAATTTTGCAACGTCTAATCAGAAACTATCCTTTTGATAAAGGAGAATATGAATGCCGCCTAGAAACCATAAGACATGGATGAAGACGCCTAACGTAGAATATATCTCTTCAGAATGTTATAATAACAACGACATCTTTCAACAGGAGCAGGAACATATCTTTAGTAAGGTATGGGTGCCGATGTGTCACATCTCAGAGATGTACAATGAAGGAAACTATAGAACAACACAGATTGCTGGTCAGAACGTGATTGCAGTGAATACCAAAGATGGTGTTAAGGCATATCGTAATCACGGATTTAATAGACCATCTGGTACTGTATCTGCACCAATCGTAACAGTTGAACCACAACTACACTGTGAAGTAAAACATGGTGGAATGGTTTGGGTTACACTAGACCCTAATCCTACACAGAGTGTAGATGAATGGACTGCTGGTGCATTTGATTGTATTGCAGATGCTATCGACACAGAAGAAATGGAAGTCTTTCACTACCACAAGGCAGTGATTGATACTAATTACAAATTATGGCATGATACTAACTCTGAGTTC